CTACTAACATGGAAGCTCTGCAAAATGACGAAGTAACTGTTATCGCAACAAGATTAGAACTTAAAGAAATAGAAGCTTCTGTATTTAACTTTGCAACTAATGATTACACTACAGGTCAAGCAGAAGGCTCTAATGTATCTACTGGTACATATGAAGTAAGTCCACCATCTAGTTTGTCATTAGCACAACAGAACAACATAGATGGTACGACAAGCAAAATAGACATTCTTGCTTCTTGGACTAACAATGCAAGTGATAAAGTTACACTCACGGAGATTGCTTATAAATTAAGCACAGACAGTGACTACACCTCTGACTTCACAGTAGGCAAAAGAATATCAAACGCTGCCATTCCAAATGTGGTTGTTGGTAAAACATACAATGTAAAGATAAGGCACATTGATGTTAATGGTGTTACCAGTGTTTATACAAGCGTATCTAACATAACAATCACAGTTGCAGGAACTGCCCCTGCTACACCAAGCAACCTAACTGTATCTACAGACAGATTAAATATGTTGTTGTCATGGACTAATCCTAACTCAAGTGATTTTAGGGCAGTAAAGGTTTATAGAAAAACAGCTAACAGCACCCCAACTGATGATACAGATTTAGTAGACACCATTGGTGGAGAACCTAATAAAGTCTCTACTACTTTGTTCGGAGATCAAGATGGATTAACAGCAGGAACTACTTATTATTTTTGGGTAAGAGCAATCAATCATTCTGATCTGCATTCACCTTTTAGTAGCTCGGTTGCAGGTAACTTTACCAAAGCTGTTCCTGATGGCACGATAGATACATTACAACTTGCAGCAGAAGCTGTAACTAATGCCAAGATTGCAGTTGCAGCCATACAAGGAGATGTTATTGCAGCAGGTGCTATAACAGAAACTAAGCTCGGTGTTGATGCTGTTACATCTTCTAAGATTGCCGATAACGCTATCACAACTGCACTCATAAATGATGATGCTATTACAACTGCAAAGATAGTTGATGATGCTGTGACAAATGCCCTCATAGCAACGGATGCTGTAAATCAAGATTCTATAGCAGCAAACTCAGTTACAGCTACAGAGATAGTTGCAGGAACTATTACATCAACTGAAATAGCAACAAACGCCATAACATCGGTGAAGATAGATGCGAACGCTGTAACTACTAACAAAATAAATGCAAATGCTATTACAACTGCAAAAATAAATGCAGGGGCAGTGACTGCTACGGAAATAGCCACAGGGACTATTACTGCTAACGAATTAGCTACAGACTCAATTACTTCAGATAAGATTCAAGCAAATGCTGTAACTGCAGCCAAGATTCTTGCTAACACAATTACTGCAAGCGAAATAGCTTCAAACACGATCACAGCTACACAAATTGCTGCAGGAACTATTACGGCAGATGAACTTGCAGCAGATTCTGTGACAGCTTCTAAAATAACTGTATCTACCCTTTCAGCGATAACTGGAAACTTAGGCACACTTACAGCAGGAACTATTGATGCTAGTGAAGTTACAGTAAGCAATCTAAACGCATCAAATATAACCACTGGTGATCTATCGGCACAAAGGCTTATTTTAAATGGCTCTACACTTACAGCAGACGGTACTGGTTTAAAAATATCTAGTAATGGAGTAACAGTTGCAGAGATAGGAACAAGAGCAGTTGGTGCTTTAGGTCTTAATGGTGGTGGTGGAACTGTGGCTTTTGGCGATGGCAGGTTTTCTGATAATTATGTAGACTTAATTACAGTAACATTTACTACAGCAGAATCAGGGGAATATTTAATTGTTAGCAACTGCATGGTAGGTGGTCTTTTTGCTTCTTTAACACAATTACAAGCAAAATTAATTGTAGGTGCAACAACAGTTGCTACTTACACATCACCAACTGGAAGTTTGGCAATACAACCTATAGTCATGGCAGGGAAAATATCTTTAAGTGCCAATACTTCATACACTGCTAAATTCCAAGGACAAGTTTCACAAGATAACACAACACCTGATGTTGGTGGATTCAACAGAAGAATATCAGCATTACACCTTAACAAACAATAATGACAATATACGCAGAAACATCAGACACCCCTTTGACTACAACTCAAAAAATAAGGAACAATAGACTTTACTTATTAATGGATTGTGATTGGACAGTAGCAGTTGACAGTCCATTATCAGATAGCAAGAAAGCTGAATGGGTAACATATAGACAAGCATTAAGAGATTTACCAAGTAGCTACACAGATGAAGATGATTATGCTGATGTAGTATTTCCAACAGAACCATCATAGGAGAATAATTATGCAACATGACGGAAGATTCCACGGAGACATGGATAGAAACGAAGTAGAAATGGACTTAAATAAGTTCATGGCTATGGTAGAAGAAATCGGTGCTTTAAAAGATAAGATCAGAGACTTAGAAGATGAGTCAACTAAGAACCCACATCAAAGGTGGATATTCTTAGCACAAGCAGTAGACTCATGGAGAATATTCCCTAGAGCTTTCCTTACTGTATATATCTTTTTGCTTTACTACACTGTTATGTGGTTTATGGAACTACAAGAGCCTAGCTTTGAGCAAAGTGGTCTTATATCAGTTATCGTAGGAGCAGGTGCAGCATGGTTTGGACTTTATGCAGGCACTAGTGGTTCAAGCAAGAGTTTCAAAGGCGATAAGTAGACCTAAATGGATATCTTCAGATTAATTGAAGATGTCGGTTTGCCAATAGCAGGTGGTCTCATTATGGGCTACTTTATTTTTTTAATTATGAAACAGCTTATGGGCAATCTTGTAAATGATATACAAGGTGTACAAGCAATAACAAAGATGTTGATTACAAGAGCATCAATAATGAACAACGACATGATTAGAATAGATACAAGCGTGTCTAGTGCTTTAAATTTACCACCTGACCTAGACCGAATAGCAAGAGCAGAAAACTTTGTTGAAGATGGCAAGATAGATGCTAGGCGTGACTAATGGATATAGTCAGCTTAGTTGAAAAGTTTGGTTTTACCTCAGTCATGGTTATCGGTTTAGGCTACTTCGTTTATTTTGTATGGCAAACAATCACTAATACTATTGACCCTGCTGTGTCTGAAATGAAAAAAACTATTATCAGGCTCACAGACCAGTTAAGGCTGTTAGATCAAGATATGATACGATTACAGCAGAAAGTGAATACAGTCTTAGAACTAAATGAAAGAAAAGAAAAAGAGAAAGATTAAAAATTTAATATCTGAATTTATTATTTGGGTATTTAGTTTAAGTGTTATTTTTTTAATTGTTACTGTTATATTTTTTTCTAATTCTGCAAGTTCTGATGAAATGACACACACTTTTAAAAATCCAAGCTTTTCAGGTGTTGGTACATCAAGTCATTATTTGACTATAGAGAATCAACAATTCAACAGAAAAAAAGCTATTGCTGATGAGATAAAAGCTTATCAAGAAGATTTAGAAAGAGAAGCAGAAAATACCACACTGGCTAGATTTATAAGAAATTTAGAAAGCAGGATTTATGCACAGCTTAGTAGACAGCTTGTGGATAACCTTTTTGGTGAAACACCAAGTGAATCAGGAACTTTAGAGCTTGAAGGCAATACAATAGAATACAATACTGACGGAGATTACATAACTTTAATTATTACAGATGCAAATGGAAACACGACAGAAATTACTTTGCCTATTGGGGATTTTTCTTTCTAGTTGTACCAATTGGTCAATATTAGATAATTACATCCCACCAGTTAGCTTAACCAAACAGGCAGAAGTTGGAACCTTAATCAACAAAGAACTAGCTGAAATTGGTGAGCCTTTTATTAAACCAACAATAGCAATATATCCCACAAGCTTCACAGACCAAACAGGTCAAAGAAGAAGCAATAGTTCATATGCATCATTCTCAACAGCTATAACACAGGCACCTCATGCATACCTTATTCGTGCCTTAAAACACGCAAGTAATGGTGATTTCTTTAATGTAGTAGAAAGAGTGGGTCTAGATAACCTAACTAAAGAAAGACAGCTTATAAGATCAACAAGAAAAGATTTTAAAGAAGATAAAGATTTACTACCTTTAACATTTGCAGGTTTGTTAATGGAGGGTGGTGTGATAGGATATGAGAGCAACATAAAGTCAGGTGGCTTGGGTGCTAGATATTTGGGCATAGGCTCAACCAAAGAATACAGACAAGATATAGTCACTGTTTCTTTGCGTACCGTTTCTGTAAGCACAGGTAAGGTCTTGACTGAAGTGTTGACCACAAAATCAATTCTTAGCGTAGCTTTAAGTCAAGATGCTTTTCGTTTTGTTTCCAATGATACTGAATTAGTGGAAATAGAAAATGGAATGGTTGAAAACGAGTCTGTAAATATAGCTTTGCAAAATGCCATAGAAACAGCAGTTTTAGAAACCATAAAATTAGGATTAGACAAAAATTTATGGAGAATTGTTGATGAAGAAATACTTAATGCTATTCGTGGTTAGTTTTTTGTATGCAGATAATGAAGTTTATGTAGACCAAGTTGGTGCAACTTTTAACCTTGATATAGAACAACTAGGTTCATCAAACTTAATTGGTGGTGAAGATGCTGTATCAGGAACTATGACCCCACTTGATTTAGACGGTACTACAATGACCTTAGACATAAATCAAATTGGTGATACAAATAAATTTTTAGGTGATATTACAGCAGATACTTTTACTGGTTTCTTTGAATTTGATGGTGACGGTAATACTTTTAATATACAAGTTGACCCTACAAACACCTATGGTGCTGACAGTGGTAATTTTAATGTAGATGTTACTGGTTCAAGCAATACTTTCACTTTAGATGTGGCAACCAATGATCTTGCTAGTACACTTGACCTTGATTGGATTATTCAAGGAGACGGCAACACTTTTGATTTTGATATAGACTATGATTTAGCAACAAATTATGTAGATATAGATGGAGATTCAAACACAATTAATTTTGACGGAGATGGATATTCAAGTGGATATTTCTATCTTGATCACACAGGTAATTCTCGGACTTTCAACATAGAGCAACAGAGTACCCTTGCAAGTGATTGGTTACAACTTAACACCAGTGGCAACAGTGGTACTATTTGTGTTGTTCAAAATGACGGTGGTACAAGCACAAGTTGTTAATATTGGTGATGTATCAGAATTAACAGGCAACGCACAAGTATTAAGGGACAAGCCTTATAAAGCAGAGTTAGACTTTAATATTCAGCAAAATGATAATGTAGAAACTAGTAATGGCAGAATAGCTATAAAGTTTCTTGATGATTCTACAGTTAAACTTACCGAGCATTCACAACTTACCATAGATGAATATATCTATGACCCCAATCCATCTAACTCAAAACTTGCTTTAAATTTTGCTAGTGGCACTGCTAGATTTATTACAGGACAACTAGGCAGGATTGATAAAGAAAACATAAGCATACAAACGCCTACTGCAAATATAGCTATCAGAGGGACAGATTTTACAGCAACAGTAGATGAACTAGGCAGAAGCTTAATAATACTCTTACCTGACTCCACAGGTCTTTCTAGTGGTGAAATTATGGTAACTACTGCTATGGGTACAGTTACTTTAAACAAACCTTACGAAGCAACTACAACAACTGTATTTGAAAGTACGCCAAGCAAACCAGTAATACTAGACCTTACATTAGACATTATTGACAATATGTTGATTGTGCAGCCACCTAAAGAAGATGATTTGCAAGTTACAGAAAATAACACTTCTTCTAACAATGTTCTTGATGTAGATTTTTTAGAGTTTGACGAACTTGATGCAGACTATTTTGCAAAAGACGAGCTTGAATTTACTGAGTTAGATATAAATTATCTTGATGTAAACTTTTTTGAAGATTTGTTAAAAATAATTGATGAATTAGATAAGCTTGAAGAAGATGATTTAAAACAAGAACAACAAATAACAAGAATAACTGGAACATCAGTAGGTCAAGATACAACAACACAAATTATAACTTTGGTACAAGGCGATTTGATTAGTGTGCGTAGAAATGTTGAGCAATCAGTGCAAGTTGATTTAAACTCTAGTCAAGGGTATACAGTTATTTTCATACAAGATGGTGTATCAAATACTATAAAAATAAACGGTGGTGGTGATTCAGTGATAAAAATTAGCCAAGGCTCATGAAAAAAACGCTTATATTCTTAGCACTTATGTTTGGCTTGTCATTGCCTATGGTATATCAAACAACACCTTACCAAACTTTAAAGCTTAAAACATTTGATGCATTAATTCCTAAAAAAGAGCCTACTGGATTTTTTACAATATTAAATATTACAGAAGAAGATGTTATTAATGAGGGTGGCTATCCTTTCCCAAGATCAAAGCTTGCAGAGATACAAAAAAAACTTTATGGCAATGGTGCTATTGGTGTTGGTTGGGTCGTAGCTTTTACTGAAAAAGATCGTTTTGGTGGTGATGTAGATTTTGCTATGTCAATGCGTATGACAGTTCCAACTGTCTTGGCTATGTTTAACAATGAAAGCAATGATTACCCACCAACCACTGGCACTGTTATTTTGGGAGAGAATATACAAGGCATAAAAGCTAATGGTGTCAGACAAAACATACCTATTTTTAGAACATCAGCATCACAAGGCGT